AGTTCTGGATGATCCAGAACAGGTTGCCATTTCTTTTGCAGTTCTTCAGTTAGATACATTTAGTTATCTCCTTATAGGTATCTATTATGGTAAATTTTATTTATTTTACCAATGTTTTAGAAATGATTTGTGCGTAATGTTGAACCGATGGATCGACAGAAACATTTATTTTCTTGTCTTCTTCGATTTCAACTTCCTCGTTGAGTGCAGAAGATTCGGCGGCTTTAACTGGGGTCTGGAAATAAGACTCAACTAGTGTTTCCAGTTTGCCAATGAATTCTTCCTCAGTAGTGAACTCTACACCCTCTGCGAGCGCTTTTAGTTTTTCTACCTGAGTCTGCGTTAGGCCTTCACATACTGCATGTACGGCCTCAATTTTTTTGTGTTCGTTTAATTCCTTGCGTAGTTCTACTGCGGCCAGAATTTCTTGATTGAGAGATTCTTCCAATTCAACAACACGGTCGGTCAATTCTTCAACAACATTAACTTTTTCCTCTGGAATGTCAATGTAGTGTTCGTTGAACAGGTTGTGTAGGCCTTCCATAAAGTCTTCTACGATTTCAGAACGCAGACCAGACTCGATAGCCAATTGATTCTCTTTGAACCATTCTTCCGCCATATAACCAATATAATCGTCTAGTTTGGAAGCCAACTCATTCTTGACTTCTTCAACAGCGACTTCGAATTCTTCTGTCAAAGCATTCTCAATTTCTTCTACGATAGCTTGTGACCGTGCAATGACGGCAGCTTCAAAAATTGTAGTGGCCTTAGAAACGAATTCTTCAGAAAGATTTTCACCAGAAAGAAGGGCATCAACATCTTCTTTCATCTTCTCTTTCATCTTTTCTTTTTTCATCATTTTCTTGATGAGAGCTTTGTCTTGAGCTTCATCTTCGTGTTCTTTTTCTTTTTCGGCTTCCGAAACCAATTCACCTTCTTGTTCAGTTTCTTCTGGAACATAAGGAGCTACGGCGCCAGGATTAGCTTGCATGGTTTGCTTTGCTAATTTAGCCTTGATTCTGTCACGAATGGCAGAATAGTCTGTGGCAGGCTCTTGAACAGCTTTGTGTTCTGCGCCTGCAGATTCACCAGGCTGACCACCTAATTTTGCCATAGGTTGAGCACCTACTGGTGGTGTTGCACCAGGTGGGGTAGCAGAAGGTGTGCCCTTTGTGAAATCAGGATTTGCATCATCCTCTTTCTCAGGTGAATCACCAACCTTACCTGCATCCTTTGTGCCATATGCAACAGCGGCTGCTAATTTGGCTGGCTTGTCTTGGCCACCTTTTTTGGAAGCAACATTAGAATCGAATGATGACTTTGCATCTTCGATTAAAACTGCTTTAGCGGCATCTGTCAGATTAAATTTTCCCATTTTGAGAATCTCCTTAATTTTATATTGGATATTTATAATTAGAGTTTTTTGATGAAGTTTTCGAATATCTTTAAACTTACTTGTTCAATCTCTTTACGAGAAGCTTGACGAATTTGTTTTCTTGCTTCTTCATACTGAACTTCAGTCCAAACATCATTCACCATCATCCACTCTTTGCCTTCCATAATACCTTGAACGAATGCTCCGGGTGCAGAAGGATCTGCTACGATATCTGCCGCTGTGGCTAGATGAAAATCATCTTGAACTATATTAACACCGTTAACGGTTTTTAATGAACCCAAACCTCTAGATGATACGCCGACTTGGCCACCACCTTCGATAATTTGACGAGCGATATTGCCCATGGGTGTTTCAAGAATTTTCGCTTTGCCTATCCACTCTGATCCCTCTTTGCGTAATCCAACAATTAAGTGTGATACACGGTCGAGATTAATAGATGGGGTGTCTGGATGACCCAGTTCACCAAAGGCACGGTTTTTATTAATGTATTCTTCAGTGTAACGTTCTACTTCTTTATGCATGGTTTCTTCTTTATACATGCGACCGTTACGATTAACTTTTTCAGAGACCAAAAAAGGACCTTCAATGTAAAGGAACTTTTTTCCGTCTTTTTCCTCGGTCAAATAATTGACCGATTCGGTAACTTCTTTAATTAATTTCATGGCCTTACTCCGTAAGATCCGTAGTTGAAGGCAGCAGGATCGTTGAACTGACCGCGCTGATAGTGTGCATTGTCTTTGCGCAATTCTAAAACAATAGTGTAACTAGAGTTGGCAACCTGACCTCTTGTGCGAATAGCAATATCACCATTGTTGTTTGCCGTTACTGTAGGATTGTGCATTGAAGACCAACTTCCGGTTATGTCATACTCGCCACCACCTTGCAATAAAAAGATTGGAACACCATCAGCAGCCGTGGCGCTTATGTTATTTGCCCAATATAATTGTACATCACCGCCACTGGTATCAGTTTCAAACCAACAACGAGTTATAGACAAACCATAGTATGGTAATGCACCAGTGTTGGCTGCCGATGACAATAAATTCGCTTTCGATGTATCCATTGCACCAGAAAGTGTGTTTGCTTGAATTCTACGAACATTATCTTCTTGACCGGAACCATCAAATTCTCCGGTCAATTTGATAACAGCAAATTGCGTATCATCTTTTAATACTTGATAAGAAAATCTATTTGGCATTTTTATTTCCTATTATTGTTGTTCGCCACTGGTATCAGTATCGACTTCTATTGTTTCTTCTGGCTTGGAGAAAAAATTTTTGGCAACTTCAATTTTGTGTGTTTCAATATGATTCAAAACTTTATCTTGTAGAGCCGCATAAAATGCATCTCTCATATTTTTTGCATCATCTTCGAAAGCATAATCTATAATAGCTCGTGTATTTGGCATTTTTAACTCCTTATAATATACGTTTCAATTTACTAAAGGTATTCTCTAGCTTCAAATCAGCTTCAGGTTTTTGTTGAACTTGTTGCTGTGTTTGTCTATTTTGTGTATCAGATTGAATTTCTGCCGTTTGAGCTTGTTGTTCCAATTCTACTTGACCCATCATTTGTGCTTGAGCGACTTGGTTAGTAACTTCAGTCGGTAAACCTAAACCTTCTTGTTTTTCTTTATCTATTTCAGATTGCATTTCTTTAATTTGATCGTCAGTTAAACGCAATACATTTCTCTGAATCCATTTTTGAGAGAAATAACGACCTGTATATGCATCGATTGAACTTAAAAGTTGCAATCTGTTTGTCATTAATTCTGCTTCTTTTAATTCAGAAAAATTATTGTCTTTAATAAAATCATAGTATATGTATTCTTTAAAAATATCCCATTCTTCGGCTGTACATATTCCTTTTAAAACACACTGCACTCTAAGTGCTTGGTCAAATACATCCGAAAACTTATTGCGTAATCTATCGACAAATTTTGAAAACTTTAGTTCATCTCTTGTAACTTCGGCAACCCGACCAATAGAAAAACCTTGATTTGGTTCCAGTCTAGATACAGGTACATTTAATGATTTATATAGTTTCTTTTCGAAATATTTAACATCTTCCAATTCACCCAAGTTTTGACCGCCTGGTAATGTTGTGATTTCTGTGCCTTTGCCACCTTCTCTGCGCGGTAACCAGAAGTCTTCCATCATTGACAGGAATTTACGGTCATCTCGTACTTCACCGGTGTTTGCATCATATACAAGTTTATTTTTATACTTAATCATAATGTCACGAAGATATTGTTCCGCCTTTAATTTGGGCAGATTACCTACATCAATATAGAATATTCTTCTTTCCGGTGCGCGTGAAATACGGTAAATAACAGTAGCATCTTCAATCATGCGCAATTGGTTCAATGGTTTAATTGCCTTGTGCAGATAAGAAAGTACAACTGCACGGCGTGAATCCATTAATCCAGAAACAACAGAAATAATAGAATCTGTTGTTATGCGTACACCAACTGGTCCATAATTTGAAGAACTACCTGAAACTACTTTATCATTATAAATGTAATACTCATTAATTGTTTTCATTGTTTCCACACCGGTGCGTTCATCTTTTTGTTTTCTGATTTCTCGCACTTTACGGAGTTTGCGTGGATCAATATAACGCAATTCTTTGATACCTTGATCAGGTGCTGTCTTATCAATAATAATATGATAAAACATACGACCGTCAATATAGTATCTTCTAAACATATCTTGCGCCATATTATTATAATTTAAAAGACGCAAAACGGTTTGAAATTCTTCTTTGATTGCTTTCTTAATACGATCAGGTTGTTTCAAATTATCTAAAACAATATCAATAATTTTACCATCATCGTCTTGACAGATAGCTTCATTAACAATATCATCGATTGCCGATTCAATTTCTGGTTGCATTGCCATTTCACGATAACGAGATATTAACTCGACTTCATTTTTTGCGGTACCATCTAAATCAACATAGGTACCATAATAGGCAGCAGATTGTATTGTTAATGCCCCATCGTCCGCAGCCGGTGGTGCAAAAGATTGTTGAACAGCCTGTACTTCTTCACTATCCTTGTCACGGGATATAGTGAATCCGAACAGAGAAAATTTATTATTTGTTGCCATATTTCTTTCTTTTCAATTACAAAATCACAAAAACATAAAGGAGGGCAAAATGCCCTCCAGAATTATATAACAATTAAGTAGTAGTATTTGTTTCCCACCACTGATATGCAAAGGTTGCCGTATATTCTTCGATTGTATCATTTGAAGCCCAATCTAAATCAATTGGAGCAACATCGACAGGGAATAAGCCAACAAACTTGTAAGTCTTTAATGTTTCGCCAGTTTTGCCATATTGTGTAACCAAAGCATCAACCGAATAACCTGTTGAATTTTGTGCAACATTATTGCGAACATTAGTTGAGTGACTATTGATTGCATTCAACCAAGATTCTAATGAATTGCGAACAACAAAGTCTTCATCGTTGATGATTGTCAATGTCCAATCAGCAAAACTTCTGTTACCAGGAAATTTCATTTCGCGACCAAAGTAAAAGACTGGTACAGTACCAATTGTTGAACCTGGTAACTGTGCCGCTTTGGCCATGAATGTTACTTTCTGACCGGCTGCAGTTGAGTTCGTTGCGACTGTTGGAAAAACTAGAGACACAGAGAATAGATTGGGACGAGCACCGTCACCAATCATATTTGCTCTAAATTCTGCTACGTTAAATGCCATTATTTTCTCCTGTTATCGTTTTATTTATTAGGCCGCACCAACGATTGTTGTGAAGTCGACACCTGTTCCAACGGCAACGAAGTTCAGCTGAATGTAGTTGGTTGAACGAGCAGGCTTGATATAAATGTCACCAACAAAACGATTGCTGTCGATAACTTGTGCGGTATTATTTGTTCTGTCACAAACAATCTTGAAATCAGTAATACCACGGCGACCTTGAACATCTCGCAAGAATGGAGTTACCAAAGATACAAACTGAGCTCTTGTGAATTCATCGTTTAATTCAAACAACGAGTATTGAGCAGCATTTGAAATTGCCTTCTCTAATACCAAGAACAGTCTACGAACATTAATTCTGTCGAAAGCAGAAGGTTTTGATTGCAGTGTCTTATCTCCAAACAGTACTGTTCCTTGGCCTGGGAAAGAAACTACTGGATTTACGCCGGCTGAATATAGAACATCCCGACTCGTTTTGTTTGGATTCCATGCCAACTTGATGCAATTTTTGATTGCACCACGGTTGAAACCGGCTGGAGAGAACCAAGGATCTTTGATTGTGTCGGTATACACACAGAGTCCAGCAATATCACCGTTCATCGGTATCCAACGATACACATTGTTGTATTTGTCAAACTGATATTTCCAACCAGAATCCGCAACAACATAAGATGAAGATCTATTCAAACTATTCAACCAGCTTTGAATATTTGATGTTTCGTTTCCAGCTTGATTGACAACTGAAGAATAAGGAGGAGAAACAAACGCTACACAATCTTTGCGAACAGAAACAATGTTATCAATCACATGTTGTTGTGTTGCATAAGGAGCATCTCCAGTCAATACCAAAGAAATATCTATAGTTTCTTTGTTACTGAATAGATCAAAAGCTGTATGTAAGTTTGATGAACTTGGTGTCTCATCTGTTCCGTTTGATAATGTTACCGAAACGGTGGATGTTGATGTGCGAGCAAAAGTTGTGTTTGCCGCCGACAGACCCCAAGTTGCGTTTGTGTTTGCATAGTCAACTGGATCGGTTGCAAAAATATAATTTGAGTTATTGAATATTAACTGTTTATAGTAATTGGTTGTTCCGTTGATTGTTGCATCGACAGCTTTTGAAACAAATGGGTATGTTTCTAACACTGTACCGGCGGCACCGGTGAATAAACCACCTGTGTCAACAACAATAATATGCATTTCATCATTGCTTCCGTTTACTGAAGATGCATAATCTGAAGTGCCTGGAGCTGCTGTGAAATAGTTTTTATAAGACCAAGCATTGAACAGAGTGGTATTTGAACTGTCAAATACTTCAATTGTTAACGAATTTCCTAACGCACCTGGATATCTTGCCATGAATGCGCCATAGTTGTTCGAATTTGTGTTATTTAAATAAGAGACCTCAAAAACATCTTCATTTTTTACTTGTACATTAGTTACGGAAGTATTTGCATCAGCATTCTTTGAGTTTGCACCAACAGCACGAACAACACTGAGATTGTTTCCATATGCCAAAAAGTTAGCAGCTGTGAAAAAAGACACGGCTGAATTGGAATCTGGAGTACCAAATGTTTTGGTTAAAGTAATTTCACTATCAATTAATTTTACTTTTTCGGCAGGACCCCATTTGAATGTGCCTGCTGTTGCACCAGCGGTTGTCAGTAACGAAGGAACGACAGTTGTAAGATCAACTTCTGTTACATTTACGCCTGGAGAGATTTGAAATGCCATTTTATTCTCCTTGAAATATTATGTTCTTTTGGCAGTTAGAATACCATA